CTATACAGCAACAGGTGCGGGGATCTAGTGGCCTAGTGCGGGTTTCGCGCGGGGGCCCACTAGCGAGGCGCTATAGCGCCGCGCAAGTAGTACAAGCATTTGGCACAGCAAGCGAGTAAGCCAGCGAGTGGGAGGGCGCAAATGGCGCCCAGAGTGAGCTGCCACCAATGGGCAGCAGCCCACTCCGCCCAGGTCTGCCGGGTCTCCGACACAGCAGTGGTGTGTGTGCCATACACCACGCCGGTAAACGATTGCGCGGCGGGGTCGATGACCCGCGCGGTCGCGCGATCGCTCTCGCCCCCGCAGCTGACTTGGTAGGGCGGGGGGGTGTTGAGGAGGGCGGCGGTGACGAACTTCCCAGGGGGGACGGCGCCGAGGTCCTCGCCATTGACGGTGAGATGGCAATTGCCTCCCCCGGGGGCAAGGCCTTCCACCAGCGCGGGGGTACCGCACTGGTAGCACCCGGTCACACGCACATTGCGGGGTGGCGCTAACGTGCGTGGCAGGGCCACCGGGCGAACTGTCTTGAACTTCAGCCCCAAGGGGCCCGGTGGATGCCAGGGGTCGCTGGTGGTGTGGGCGTGGATCCACTCGGGCATTTCGACGGTAGCATGGCCGTACGGTCCAGCGCGTATGTGGAGTCCGCACTTGCGCGCCTGAGAGCCTATGACAGGCGTGACCCACACCTCGCCGGGTCCAGGGGCAGTGCGCAGCAGGGGGTCGTCGGCGTCGACCAGGCGCAGCCGGGGGCGCTCTGGCGTGGCCCCCACAAGCCGCGAGCAGTCAGGGGAATGGCGTTGGCAAACCGGGGAGGCCCAATCGGGGCCGTGGCAATTCGGGCTCCCGAGGCCCCACCGGGACTGCTGATTGCCGGTGTAATTCATAATGTACTCAACCAGGTCCCCGGGGTCGGGCGGGACCTGGACCTCGAGTTGTCCGTGCGGCGTGTTGCAGAACGGGTGTTCAGTGGTGACGTTGCACGACACGCCGGCAACGGAGAGTTGCCAGACGGTCCTGGTCTCTGTATGGAACTTGACCCGGACGGTCTTGTGAGGGTGCTGGACGTAGCTAGCAAGGGCGAACACGCTCATCACGGTGTCGGTGGGGAAGCCCCAGCAGGCCGCGTCGCTGTGTCCGAAGGCAGGTTCAACCTCGCACGCGGTAGGGTGGTACTGCTTGTAGTAGCTGCCGCCAGGGTTGAAGTAAGAGGCCAGCTGCGCGTACCCGCCAGAGGAGTAGGCGTTGACAGCCCAGAAGGTGCACGCGCGCTGTGTGCCATTCCAGATGCGCGCGCAAGGGGCTGCGGGTACCCAGGCCCCCAAGCCCTCGCACGAGACATCAGTGGGGATCTCGCAAATGCAGGCTCCAGTGGCCTCGAGGTCCCATGGGGCAAAGCAGCCGCCGTCCACAATCTTGGACTCAAAACGGACGCCAGCGAGGCGCACGGGGACAGGTGCTTGAGTGGCGCACCCCGGTGCAGTGCAGAGGTAGGTGAAAGCCTCCTCGCCATAGGCGGGGGGGTTGTACCCCTGCAGGACGACCGCGGTGAGGGCGGCGGCGGCGCCGCGGCGGCGACAGGCGCGGCGGCACACCATAAATATCAGGACCCACGGGACCAGCAGGACGAAGGCCGCGAGGGCGTGATCAAGAGACAGCGCGTTCGCTGTGGCGAGCCAGAGGGCCGAGGCTGGGGAGCAAGTCGCGCGTCCCATGGGGCTCACCAGTTCGGGGCAGCGGGCGCCTGGATGGGCGGGCACGCCGCGGCAAGTCCAGCCGTCTTCGGGGCGGGCGGTAAGGACGACCAGTTCCCAGGGGGGAAGGCCCCACCGCATAGCGCAGCCAAACCGGGTAGGCGGGTACTGGGCGGTGGTGGACAGCCCGCAGATCAACCGACCGCACCGGGTGTCAGCGCCGTGGCGCAGGCGCATCGGCCCGCACCCAGACAAGAAGCCGCCGCAGCTGTCATTGAGGCCGGCGTGGCAGGGGGCCGGCGCAGTGGCGGGGGTGGCGGCGGTCGTGGAGTTCGCCGCGGTGGTGAGAGGCGTCGGGGTCGCGGGCGGCGGTCGGTCGTGCTCCACACACCAGAAGTCCATGTGCTTGGTATGACAGACATGAGTGCCCTGGTGCCAGTCGCTCAGGTTGTAGCAACCCCAGCCGCCTTGGAGCCAGTGGCCGGGCAGCACGTCGCTGGCGTTTCGGTAATGCTGGCCGACGCGCAAGGTGCCGCCATGATGGCCGTCGTGCCCGAGGAACGGCAGCTGATGGTGGTGGTGGCCGTAATGCTGCCCGTGCGCACAGGGGGGCTGCGGCAGCGTAGGAGGTGCCGCCATATCAGCGCGGGGCTGGAGCCCGGCGCGCGCGGTGCCAACGGCGACCGTGGCGAGCAAGAGCCCGGCAAGGAAGGCCTGGGGGGCACCGAAGCGGATGCGCCAAGGATGGCGCGCCGAGCGGGTCTCAATGCGCTCGGTGGTGTGGGGGGGAAGCGGGGCGCTGTCGCCGTCGAGGCCGCGCACTGGCATGCGCAGCAGTCGGTGCCAGCGCGTGCCGCCGACGCGGAAGTCCTGCTCGGCGTAGGTGCGCTCGCCTTTACCCCAAACGCCCCTGACGTCGCCGGCAGGTTGATTGTACGCGCGGACGACGTGAGCGGGCGGCTCGGGCCCGCAAGGGTTGTACATGAGCGCAGGGTCCCAGCGGCCGTCCTCGTCGAGTGGGGGGGTGCCCAGGTTGGTGAAATGCAGGTCGACGCGGTAAAAGACCGCGCCTTCGCCCTCGCTCCAAAGCCACGAGGTCACGCAGGCCTCGGTGGGTGCCTCGGTGTCAGGGTCGTGGAGAGGCGGGCGCAGGCCACGCGCCACGGCTGCTTGGAACGGGTTGGTCGGTGGCCCCAGCTCGGGGCGCGGGGCAGAGCCCCCACGCCCGGTTTGCATGCGCGGGGGTTGAGGCTGTTGTGGCGGCGCCCGCGATGGCTTCGGGGCCGGAGTCTGGGAGCGAGTTTCTTGCCGCTCCTCCGGGGGGGGCGGGGCCCTGGACCAGTCCCTGCGCTGGCCACGGCCCCGGTTGCCGCGGCGGCGGCGGGGCCCTCCGGAGTCACGGCCGGAGTCATCTCCGGAGGTGCTGGAGTCGCGCTGTCGCGGCGGCCGCGGCCGGCGCGACTGCGAGGCGCCGGCGGCGAGTTCCGCGCGCAGGGCGCGGGATTGTGCCTCGAGGGCCTTCTGGAGGTCCTCCATGGTGATGGGGGTAGTAGAAGCCATTCGGGCACCCTGGGGCTCTCCCGAATGGCAAAAGTTGGGTACCCACCAGATGCGGCGAAACAACGGTGGGTGATGACCTGGTTAGAGTAGGTAAGATTAAAGGCCCCACGTACAGGGGCGTTAGTCGGCGTCGTGGAGATTGGCGCGCGCGTAGGGGGTCTGAATCTCCTCGAGCGCGCCGATGGTGGCCGGGTGGTCGAGGCCGCGCCCCCGCGCGTACGCGGTAAGTTCGCGCACGATAGCGAGGACGCGCTCCGCGCTGTAGTCGTAGTACGCAGCATTGGCGGCAACGGTGTCAGGCAGAGCCGCGTAGACCCCCCGGAGGCGGTCGAGGAGGGCCACCTGCTGTTCTTCAAGCACGTCTGGGTCGAAACGGCGGCAAAGCACCTTGATCGCCTGGTGCATGACATCATGGAAGAGGCCGGCCGCGGTGCCGACGTGCCCGCAGAAGCTGGGGGTAGGGGTGCTCACGTGCTTCACCGGGATGTGGAAGCCAAACAAGCCCACCTCGGCGGGGGTCCACTTGAGTGCCGCGCTGCGCGCGCCCTCGGGGAGGAAGATGACCATATCGTCACCCTGGAAAATCCCGGCCCAGCGCACGCCTTTGGGGACCATGCGCATGGCCATGCACATGGCCACGGTGGTGTTGTGCAGCAGCGTGGCGGGCTCGCCGCTTGTGCGCTCGCAGCCGGTCTCAGTGGAGCCCAGTTCGCGCAGGGTGCAGTAGCTGCCGGCGCGGAGCGCGCGGTAGTCTTCGGCGCAAGGGAGGCCCAAGAGAGCGGCGCTAATCTCGAGCTCGACGTCCCGAGTAGCGAGGGTCTGGTTCATGTCGAACTCAGTGAAGTCGACCTCGATGGCGTTGGTGGTGTAATGGGCCTGCCACCACGCATCGACCTCGGGCTCCGTATGGCCAGCGGCCACAAGGAATTGCGGGCGCAAGGCGCGCATGATGATCTTCTGGATCGCGCGGAAATGCGGGGACATAACCTGAACCCACTCCTTGGCCCACGCCCGGATCTCAAGGCCGGCTTTCCCCTGAGCGGCGTGGCAGTCCTCGGTGTCCCTGGGGCCGAGGGCGGCGTCTACGCACTTCAAGGTGGCTTTGAGGAAGGCGGGGACGCTCAGGCTCTGGGCGGTACACATGCCGGCGAAGATCTCAGGATAGCGGCGCGCGTAGCGGTCGGTGAGCTCCCGCGCGGCCACGCCCATCTGCGTGTAGACATCAGTGAGGTCGATCCGTTCCCGCAAGTACGTCATGCGCCACTCCTGGGCGACCCCAGCAGTGACGCGCGGGGGTGGGATCTGGCGAAAAGGGCGCGGGTGCTGGCGGGCCACAGCAGTGCGGAGGGTCGACCCATCCTCGCCCGCGCGGTAGCGCCGCACGGCGCAAACGGCACTGAGAACGCGTTCCGTTCCGGGCATCTCGGTGTGATTCTTGTTGAGCAGGTGACGCGAGATGCGCATGTACCGCACTTCTCGTTCGCCCTCAGTCACGCGGTTGAGGTCCGCGTAATGGGGGTGGCCGGCACGGCCGAAGACGAGCTCCTCCAGAGTGCGGGGGCAGAAGGGCGGCACGTCTTGGGCCTCGGGGATGCCGTCGGCGGGCGGCAACGGTGGTGGTGCCTGCTCGACGGCGACAACGCGGTCAATGCCAGCGGGAACCTCCTTGAGCTCCGCCAGTGCCCCGGCGTCGAGGAACGCGCTGAGCCCCGCAGCGCGCAGTGAGCCGTCCTCGAGCTCGTGGAGGTAGAGTGCGTCGGAGGCCCGGGTCAGGCTGACGATGGCGAGGTCGCGTGTCAGCGCCAGGGCAACGTCCGTGCCGTCTCTGCCTACATGGATGCAGGCGGTGCCGACGCTCATACCCTGGGCCTCGCGCACGGTGTATGCGCGTATGCCAGCCTCGTGAAGGCGGCGCACGGTTTCGCGCGAGAAGGCGAGGTGAAGGTCGACCTGGCGGCCGTCCCAAAGGTTGCAGGCGAAGGTGCCGGTGCGCTCGCCCTCGATGTCATAATCGAGCCCCGCGCGCAGGCGGGCCGCCCAGCAGTCGGGGAAGCGCCAAGTGTGGCGCGAGCGCTCGGTAGGCCAGCGGTCAGGGACGGGGGTGCGGCAGTTATTGGCGTAGTGTGGGCCGCACTGGTCCCGATCACCGACGCAGATCACCTCCGCGGTGGTTTGGCTGGCAACGAACGCGCAGTACTCGCCGCCGAGAGTGAACGCCTCATCGATGTAGATGCGGCGGTAGGCGGCGAGCGGTTTCGTCAGCCGGCGCTCGTAGGTGGCGGCGTTCTTGATGTCGATATCGCGCGCGCGGAGTTTGGCCTGGATCTCGTGCAGGAGCGCATTGGTGGGGCAGACGTAAAGGTCTTCGCGCGTGAAGGCAGCGAGGATGCGGGTAGTCTTGCCAGCGCCTGCGGCCATGTTCCATACCCTGATATTGTAAGGGCCTTTGCGAGGGCGTTGGACTGATGCGAGGGCCGCCCGGGCCATGGCGTCATCCCCGAGGCGGCGCACCTCGAGGTCGTCGTAGTACGCCTGGGCCAGCCCCTCGTCGGTCGCGGCACAGGTGCCACCGCCCCGAGACAGGGGGACCGCAAGCCAGAGGTGGGGGCGGTCCGAGACGCGGCGTGGGCCGCCGCCGACCGCGCAGACGAAGTGGCCGGTGGGGTTGCCCCCCTCGGGGCGCGCACGCACCTCGAGCACTACGCCCCACGGACCATTTGGGGCACGGTGAAGGGACACCAGGAGGTGGTCGGGCGGGGCCTCATGCTCGGAGCCGACCCACACGCGCGAACAGGCGCATCCCACGGTCTCCATCAGGGGGTCGAGGGGATCTCCGGTGCCGTCAGGGGAGGCATCGGCGTGGCTCGCGCTCCACCGCTGGCTCAGCGCGGCGAAGTCCTCATGAGTGCGGGCTTCGCTCAGGGCGCGGCCGTAGGCGCACTTGGGGCACCCGGCACTCGTGTAGGCGCCGCAGGCGCGCGCAGCCTGCGCAACGTTGGCGGCGGCGCGGAGCCAGCAGGTGTTTGGGTCTAGCTCGCCGCCTCGCGTGCTCGCCCGAGGGGGCACGCCTGTGCGGCACAGGGCGGCGTGAGCGTTGGAGGGGGTGCACCGCACCTGCGGCATGCCATGCCAGCCGCGGCAGCGCCACATGTCACTCCCGCACATGCCTCGCGGGGGCCTGACCTCCGCGGGCTTGAGCACACTGTAGTGGTTTAATGGAAAATGCGTGGCGAGGTGCTCCGGCCCGTAGACAACCACCTCGGGAATGCGCATGGCCCAGCTGGTGGCGCCGCGGTCGCGCTCGAGCCACAGGTTGACATAGGCGCGGTCATTGGTGACGCGCGTGTACCGGCAGAGTTCGCACCCCTGGCATCCGCGGGGCTCGGGCGCGGTGGCATCCCCAAGGGGGGTCGCTGGGGGCGACGCGCTGCGCTGAGCCGGTCGGCCCGGGTCACCGGCGGGGCAAGATGCGAGGGGCTCGGTCGGAGGAGGACTGACGCGCCTGGCAGCGAGCCCCGCGCCGACGAGCACGGAGGCGTGCGTCAGCGTGGCGCGGTCGGGGTGGCAGATGTGCAGGCTCACGCGCTCGACGGGCTCGGTGCGCGTAGCCGCGAGCGCGGCTCGGAGGGACTCCGCAGCAGACCAGCCGTAGACGCCAGCGCCGAGGAGGGGGCACGCGACACACGCCCACCGACGCGCGGCGGCTAGCGCGACGATGCTGCGGTAGGCGCGCTCGAGCAGCGCTTCGCCCTCCTCGAGGGCGGCGGGGTCCCGAGGACGCCGCGGCGCGACGGCGTGGATGATGTGGGTGTACCCGCAGCCGTGGCCGGGTGTCGCCACTGCCTCGCCGGTGGGGCATGGGGCGAGGCGCCGGCAGTTTGCAGCGAGGGCCGCCGTGGCGTTGGCAAAGATGGCACCGCACACGCCAGAGCCGGCCAGTAGCCCCTCGTTGGCGGCGTTGACCACGACCTTGCAGCCGGGCGGTGGGTCCATGATGTCGCGGACTCGGAGGTGCACGGGTCCGGCGGCGCGGGCGTAACTTTCAACGATGTCGCTGTCTGGGTCTGCCCTGGTTGACGTGGGGGGGCCGCTCGGCTCGCAGGCGACCTCCAGCTCGGCGTCACGCGCGCGATCCGCCGGCCCCGCGGGAATGGGAGGGACCGGGTCACCAGCGCGGGGTGGCGCGGGCGGGCTGGGGGCGGGCGGCGGCGGGTCGCGCGCAGGCGCGGGGGGCGGAGTGCCGCGAGCGTCCGAGTGCCGTTGCGATCGCCGTGCGCGGCGCGGCGGCGGGGGGTCGCCGGGTGGCGGTGACGCGGCCGCGGACTGGCGGGGGCCAGCGCGCACGGCGGCGGTGACCGCGTTTGCGTCGAACGCTGCACCCCCGGGCAGGTCACGCACCGAGAGTGCCAAGGCGGCCCCCTGTTGGGCCAGCGTGCGCAAAGCCAGTGCGATCAGCTGTGGCACGTCGCCATCGGTGTATGGGAGGTGCATAACTGCTGGCTCGCCGAGCAAGCGCTGCGCCCAGGCGCAGCCGCGGAAGAACTTCGCCCACGCTCTGGCGCCCCCGTCGGCCCAGGGGCGCTCGGGTGGAGGCACGACACGGACAAAAGCCTGGAGCCCCCGCGCCTGCGCGCACATATGCGCGCCGGCGGCGAAGTGGCGTTCAGGGCCCCGGAGCGGCTGGCCAAGTGGGTCGCATAAGACCAGGGCCGCGTCAGCCTCGCCCGGCTCGTCAAGGGTGAGCCACGGGCCGTGGTGGGCGGGGTGGCGGTAGAGCACGGTGGGGTACCGCGCGGGGCGTGGAGCCGGCGGGGCGGGCGCGGCCGCCGTATCGGCGCGCGCGCGGAGAGCCTCGAAATCCCACTCGCGGCAGCGGAGGGCACGGCGCTCGGCGAACAGCCACGGCGGGATGAGCGCCTCGTCATCCGGCTGGCCGGCGGGCGCGGAAGGACGTTCGCGCGGGACGTCGCAGCGGGGAGCGCACGCGCAATGGCGGTCTTCGCTGGCTGCGTGGACGATCCAGGTCGCGGCGATCTCAGGGCGGGGCGGCGATTTTGGGGGTTGCACGGTGTCCAAGTGGCGCCCGCCGTCCTCGAGGGGGCCGCGGTCGAAGGCGGCGACCGCGGCGTCCTGTTCCCACTCCTCCATGCGCTCGGCGAGGGGCACGCTACCGAGGAACCGCTTAATGGCGTCCCAAATGGTGTCCAGCCAGCCGGCCACGCTCAAAGAGTCGGCGGCGCAGCGCTTCGCGCCTTTCATAATCCCCGCCAACCTGGCGTTAGACTGCCACGCGCGGAAGGCTACGTATGCGCACAGCGCGTCTTCCTCGGCGCACGTGCCCTTCCACCCCTCTTGCAGCACATTGCCCGCGAGCGTGATGCTGTGGCACAGGGCGTTCTTGAACTTGAACACGCGCTCGCTGTAGTACGCGTCGGGGCTCAGGGTCTTGCAGTAGGACAGCATGCGCTGGAACACGGGGCGGGGGAGGCTGAACCACCGCCACCGGCCCACCTCGGCGAGATGGACGAGGTCCGGGAGTCGGACCCGCGCGCTGGGTTGGAGGCTGCGCACGTGGCGGATAGGGAGGGTGCATCGCACGGCGCGCACGCGCGCCTGGTGCCCGCAGTGTTGGGCAACCTCCCATGAGAGTTCGGCCACGGCGCAATCGCGCGTCCACAGGCGGGGCCCGCACCGGTAGAGGCGCCCGGGGTGGGCGGTGTCCGGCAGGACTTGGTAGATGCGTGTGGTGCAGGGGCGGGTGTAGCCGGGCGTGGGCCCAGCGCCGGCTCCGCGGCAATCGGCGGGGCAACCGCCGTCATGGTCGAGATGCCAGGCAATGCCCAGGTCGTCCCAGTCGTCGCCGACGTGGGCCGCAAGGGCGACCGGCCACAAGTCAACCGCCACGAGCAGGGTGGCGTCAATGGTACGCATCAGCTCGCACATCTGCATGGGTGTGTAGTAGAGCAAGCATCTGTCCGCCACGGCGCGACCGCCGTGCGGGACGTCCTCAGGGTGGACGTAGAAGGGGCCGCTCGGTGCGCCACGCAGCGCGCACACGTAGTCAGCGTGCCACGCCTCGCTGGCCGTCTCGGCCAGGGCGGTGGCGAGTTTGCGTGCCGTCCTGTGGAGGCACAGTGCGACCCAGCGGCGCTCAACGCGAGCGACCTCGCGGAGCAGGCCCGGGCTTGGGTCGATGAGGACGTGTAGGGCTTCTTTAGGGCCCCACTCGATCCAATGGCGGCGGGTATACCGCGAAATTGCGTGGAGTGCTGGGTGATCACTGACCTGCATCTGCGTGAACACAGGTCTGGGTATCACGGCTACGATGGCCCGCTTTTGGGCAGCGGTAACAACATCGCGCACTTCCCACGCGCCCTCGACAATTGATCGGACGTGGTCTCTTACCCAACTGCCGACGGTTAAGTTATAAGGCCCACCGGGGGCAAGAACCTCATCTAGGAGTTTCTCCATGGGAATGGGAGTCCTAAGCGAGGTCCGATAGCTTCCATTG